ACCCCTGCTTTCTTCGCAAAAGTAAGATTTACTCGCAACAACAGCACCAAAGAAAACGCACCAGATCAAAACATAGTTCTCGACTTTACCTGTGATGAAGCCTTAAAAGCTGCAAACTGGTTAACTCAAGCTGTAGATAATGCCAAAATGGACGGCACAAAAATTCGTGTCTATAAAAGTCAAAAAGAATATGATGAGGTTGCTGGATTTTCGCTTTGGGGCGGTATGTGGGGAAATTCTGGCAGAATACAGCCTATGCCCCATAAAGATGCCTCTGAGAGGACTGTAGATGTACAAGCGAACCAGCCTGAGTTACCAGATGATCTTCCTTTCTAACTATGAAATTAATTTCTTTTCCTGTTAATCCTTATGTAGGTCAAATCTTTTACGAACCAGAAACAGAAAAACTTTTTGAGTTTTGCGAAGTATCAAAGACAGATGAGTTAACTGGTATGGTTACTGAATCAGCAATGTGGTTTGATATTACAGAAAAGGATTTAGTTCCTTAAACAAGAGGCATTAAAGTTACAGCTTCGATTTGATCAACCGAATGAACTGTATTTAATTTGTAAGTCTGTGGGCGTAGTCGGAACACGTTTCAAACACAGAGTAGGCGAAATAGTCTGGCAAGTATTTATGTAAGACCTCTACTTCTTTCCGAATATAACAAACTTAAAGCGATCCCAAAAGGTCGTTTTTTTCTTTTTTAGTTCTTTTTCTAATTTAAATATATAAGCGGCTTGCTGAGATATAACTTCAAGAGAAGTGCTTATAAAGTGTGCTTGTTTTGCATTTGTCTGTAAAAGCTTAATTGCATAAGGTTTTAACAGTTCAATATCCTCTAGCTTTTCAATAAATTGTATAGACTTTTGCACCTCGAACTCACCTTCAAGGCTGTAGGTAGATGTAAGAGCCTTGATAATATCCATTATTTAACTGGAAAGAGTTTTTCCTCAATCATCTTAACTATGGCATCGTCAACGTCATTATCTGATTTCTCAGCCGCCGATTTTAACATAAGCAAAAGCCCTTTTCTGATAGATTCCGACTTGCCGAACCTGATAAATAGATTGATTAGAAACTTAGACATGATTTGTTCGTTTTTCCAAACATAGCTAAAATACCAGTATTAAACAAGAAATCTTAATCTCATGGAAGAAGAAGAAAAGGAAAGTCGGGATTATTTTGGTCATGGGATCAGACTTTTAATTTTGGTTTGGGCTTTATCAGTTATGACTTTGGGGTACATGGAAAAGATAAGGCTAGACACCTTTGCTGCTGGTCTTGTGGGAAATATTGCTTCGGCTTATGGGATCTCTATAAAGGGTAAAAATGGCAACGGAAAGAAACCAGTTATAGTGGATAATAAGAATACTAAAGTTGGTATCAAATGAAAAAGCTAATTCCATTTATCATCTTTCTTTCTCCGTCTAGTGCCTTTGCTGATATTACAGCCAAGTATGTAACCTCTGCACAGATTTCTATTGACTCACCTTATGTAATTACAAATGCCGCACCTAGTTCATACTCTATAAGTGGGAATAATGTTACTACCTCTACAGGAACAGGGGACAGTGTGGTAACAAATGGAATAGGTGGATTGAATCTTGGCAGTTTAAGCAATGGAGTCCCAGCTTTAGTTAATACAAACAAATCGGTCACAACTGCTGGCTCTGCCTTTTCTCTCAGCGAAAGTTATCAGGCAGGGGACGTAACACAGTCAGCAATCACTCCTAGTTCTGGGATAGCAACTTTACCAGTATTAGGTGGACAGACAACAGTTATCTCTGGTGGTACTGCTGGAAACTTAGCTCTTACTTCTTTGTCTTCTGGTATTCATACTTGCACTGCTGGCGGTTCTGGAACAAGCTGTATTGCCTCAACTACTGTTCAGATTGAAATTGACTAGATTTTGGCTATTATTAATATTACTACTACCTCTGAGAACCCTTGCCACACCTATAGTCCCCCAGTTCCGTAGCGGTTCCAGTACTCAGAGTTCTACTTCGCAATCTGTAATTAATGAGCAAATTTCAAGCTATCAGTGGAATAATGGCTTTACCTATTCCGCAAGTGGTCACAATATTGAGTCGGCTGATCTTAACGGATATATCAACGCTGACGTTGTTACAGAACAAACCCAAACACTTCAAGGTGTTAACTTCAGTTGGACTTCTCCAAACTTAGAGGCTGTCCCAAGATGGAAAATCAAAAACGCTGGAGAAAGCTTTTCACTAATAGAATCACTACAGGGAAGTGGAATCGACACAATTACTCATATCAATCGGACTATCACAACCACTACTACAACGGAAACTCAAAGTATTTTTGGTCAGTAATTCTTGTAATCCTTTGCCCTGCAAGGGTTTTGGCAAATACCACTGTTGCCTCGCCCAGTAGCAATGCTCAAGGGGTAGTCAATAATAATGCAACAATGATAACCCCCTCCAGCTTGCCCCAGAATCGCTACAGTCAAGGGATTGTTTGCACCTCGCCCAGTTTGACCATAACCCCATATCTTACAGACGCATGGAGCTTTAACAGACCAATAGAGACAGTTACCAGACAAAACATATATGACGAAGATACAGGTGAGATTAAATATGTCCAAGAAACTCCAAGATTTGAGAAAGATAATTATAACTTAAATTATGGAATATCTGCTCAATTTAATATTCCTTTGGGTAATGGTGGGGAACTATGCAAAAGGGCAGCAAAGGTAAATATCGAAGCTCAAGAGTTATTAATCAAAAAAACAAAGTTAGAGATGGCTCTTTATAGGTTAGAGGTATGCGGTAAACAGGCTAAACTCGGAGTAGTGCTGACAGGTGAACACGCTGTCACTTGTAAAGATGTAAAGCTTATACCGTTACCAAACCAAGTTTTGCCTCATACTCATAAAATTCAAAAAAAATAGGGCTTTTAAATCGCCTGTAAACGGCTTGTAAAATCCTTTGCTTATGTTTATACCTTGTCTTTTTTAGAAAAACGCTTGCTTATATTCTTAACACCAGCCTTTGCAATTCCTTGTATCACAGGGACAAGAGCCGCAGAGCTACCAGCGACCAAACCAATAGCAGCAGTAGAAATAAGAACTTCAGGTGTACCAATAAAAGTTTCTCGAAAGGGTACGTCCTCATAAAGCGTAATACACTCAGTTTTGTCTGAGGATAACTTATGACCTATAACCCTTTCAATGCGTTTTGCATTTCTGTAATCTCCAACTTTTTGCTCTTTTTTACTTGGACATTCTGGTATTACTAATTCTTCTTTTTTCTTTTCTGGTGTTTTAGTCTCTGGAATATCTGCCTCTGGCATAGGTGGGACATCATTTGTTATCGGCAAATCTTCAGTAATTACTAACTGATCTGGTCTGTAGTCCATAGGGTAAAAACTAGGAAACAAAGATTCACCACAAGTCAGAAACACTCCGTTTGGATCATCAAGTAAAAGCTGTGTATTACCAGTATTTTTTATATCTCTATGCTGATAAGTACAACCTACAACATCTATTTCTAAATTTGTTATTACAGGCAATACAGGATCAGGCTTATATATGTCAGGAATATAAACCTCTGGTATATTTATTTGTCTTACACTAATTTCTGGTATCTCCATCTTTAATATTTCCAATAGAAATAGACCAGCCATTTTCTCCAAACTTACCAACTTCTCTTATCTCTGGTTTTTTTATTTTTTTGTCCAACTCTTCATGATATTTTTTTATGTCATGATCTAATTCAAAATTAAATCTTTTAATACGCAACCAATTTATAAATTTATCAACGTAATATTTAATTAGTTTTTTTAAAAAACCAAAAACCATTATTTTTTAGGCTGTATATATTCTGGAATTGTACCGCCTGTCATATCTGGCATTGCATTATCTAAAACTTTTGGCATCATGCCCTGTACATTGTCCAGAACCTCATTCATCACTCTTGCTTTAAATTGTTCAGAGGTGACAAATCTGTAAGCGTAGTATGAACCGCCCAGCATTGACAAGGTAAGGAATAAAGACAACAATGAAGCTATCTGACAAATTTTTTGAAACATATGTGGAAAAAAGCGTTTATCAAAGCATTAGCACCAATGAGTTTAATGGTGTTGTTTTTGATTGTTGGTTTAGCTCCACTATATCTAATTGGCGGAATGATGACTAGACAAATGCAAGAAAAGGTTAATTAATCAGCAGCTTGAGTTTCTCCACCATTAGAAACCCACTCCTTCCATTCTTGGTAATCTGTATTTCCTTCAGCTTTAGGAATGTAGCAAACCACTTCACCATCTTCTAACTTCATAATGTTTTGTACATCAGGAAAGTCTGGATCAGGTTTGTAAAATTTATATGTTATTGTCATAATTCTGCTGAAAATAAGTATCTTAGTGTACTACCAGCTGATGTATTTACCCTATGCCAAGAGCTATCACCTGCGTTTGTTGCAGTATCTCCAACAACAACACCTGCTGTTGGAAGGGCAGCACCTAAAGTAATATTAGTTTGATAACCACCACCCGTGTAATTTGCACCCTCTTTAGTCATACTAGGTGCAGCACGCATTATGACTGGCCAAGTAATATATTGATGTGGTGCGCCAGTATTATAATTATAACGATGTAACTGAAAGTTTAATACAGTTGAATGTGTGCCTAAATCTAAAATATAAAGGTATCTTTGACATTTTCTCAAAGTATCTGCATGAGATTCAAAAGCAAACGAACTAGCTGTAGAGCCAACCTCAATCTGTACACCTGTAATTTCTAAGGTCGCATCATTGGTTTCATACCATGTTGTGGTCATATCAGTACCAGCAAAGTTACCATCGGTATTTGCTTGCCATTGGTCAAATGTTGCACCAGAGTCGCTGTAAGTAGTTCCCATATATGGACAAATAACAAAATCTAATCCTCTATCAGCAGCATTAGTTGTTGTATCTGTATCAAACTGTAGATTAGAATTTCCGGAAATTACTTTAGTTATCTTTGTCCAAGTATTAGCAGTTAAAACACCTGTCTGAAAAGGATATCTTTGAGAAGTACCATCTCTAACTCTTAAATGACCATGAAAACTCTGTGCGACACTTGACTTTATCCAAAAAGATAAAGTTATAAATGAAGAAGAAGAAGTATAATTCCAACCGCTTTGTGCAGCATTTTGTGACTCTATCATCTGTCTAATATAAAGAATACTATTTGCTGTGGCACCATTAGATTGATCTCCGTTTGTAACTTTTAATGCTTTTCTAAAACCTAAAGTGTAAGGAGTAGTACCACTTGCAACATCTACTTGAGCCTGTGTAGGAGCATTTTGGACAGAATAATTTACTGACCATCTATCAATAGTTTTATAACCGCTACCTGTAGATGACACCGATCTTTGTGCCACGTTCATTCCTCCGTTAATTATCAAGTTGTTCGTACCAATAGAACCACCATTTATAGAAGCTATATTTGCTGTGCATGTTCCATCAGTATTGTTGACAGTAATAGCAGCCGTGCTAGCTCCTACACCCTTGATTGAATTGACCTTTAGTTCGCTCATTTTTTATAAAATTAATTTGAACCCACAAAGAACATTTGACCCATCATTCGCTAAATGTCTTATAGTTCCAGCAGAGGCCGCCATTTGCATTT